TATATATTTATATATTTATATAAATTTTTATATTAATTTAATTTAAATAAAATTGAATAAATAAAAAACAAATAAACAGAAATTAATATATGAATTTAACAATGGAACACATTTTTAGAATTTTAGATTTTAATGTATCTAAGGTAAAAAATACATTATTAGAATCTTCTGATGATGAACAAAATGTGTATAAAGATACGAACAATTTTATAATTCAAATGTTTGGCGTTGATGAAAATGGTAAAACATATTCATTGACTGCAGAAGGATATAAACCATTCTTTTATTTATTGGTAAATGATACATGGAATATAAAAATGAAAGAAGGTTTTTTAGAACATTTAAAGAATAAAATGGGTCCATATTATAAAGATTCTATTACGGAATGTAAAATTATTAAACGTAAAAAATTGTATGGTTTTGATGGTGGAAAAGAACATAAATTTATATTTATGGAGTTTGCTAACGAAGGTTCATTTAATAAAGCTAAAAACTTTTGGTATTCTGACTATAAGTCTGGTCATACATTATTAAAAAATGGTTATAAATTTTATGATACGGAAATAAAATTATATGAAGCAAATATTCCTCCACTGCTTCGGTTCTTTCACATAAGAGATATAAGTCCTTCTGGATGGGTAGCAGTTCCAAAAAAGAAAGCAATCGAAAATAAAGAAGATAACAAAACTGTAAATTGTGATTTTGAGTTCATAACAAATTATAAAAATATTATTCCATTGAACGATAAGGAAACTAGAGTTCCTTATAAAATAATGAGTTTTGATATTGAAGCAAGCAGTAGTCACGGTGATTTTCCAGTCCCAATTAAATCATACAAGAAGCTAGCAACTAATATTATTGAATATTTTGAAAGTTTAAAAATGGACATTACAAAAGCGTTATGTAAAAATATATTGCGAAGAATTATTCTAACTGCGTTTGGATATGAAAAAATGGAACAAATTGATTTAGTTTATCCAAAATCCCAACCTAGTTTAAAAGAAGTTAACATATTATGCGAAACATGGCTTGAAACATTAGTTAGAAATTTGAAAACAAACGATGAAAATATATATGTAAATAATATTGAAACATTATTTGAAAAAATTGGCATGGATGAAGAGGATGATGATGAATACAAAGGATATATAAAAACATATACTGATACAAAAGCAACAATAGTAGATATTTTATGTGACAAAAAATTTGAAAGAGAAGGAAAATTAACAGAATTAAACGAGTCTTTGAGGAAAGTATTTCCAAAGCTAGAAGGAGATAAATGTACATTTATTGGTTCTACATTTATGAGTTATGGTAGTTCTGAACCTAATTTTAATCATTGTATTGTATTAAACACCTGTTCTGATATACCAATTCAAAATTCTGTAATTGAAAGTTATTCTACTGAAAAAGAAGTATTACTTGCTTGGCAAAATTTAGTTCAACGTGAAAATCCAGATATTATTATTGGTTATAATATATTTGGTTTTGATTATGAGTTCATGTTTAGACGAGCAGAAGAAAATAATTGTGTTGAAGAGTTTTTAAAATTATCTAGAAATAAAGATGAAATTTGTGGAAAAAGAGATAAAGATTCTAATAGATGGAAAATTGAAGAAAGTAGTATCCAAATTGCGAGTGGTCAGCATGATTTAAGATTTATTAAAATGAATGGTCGTTTACAAGTTGATTTGTATAACTTTTATAGACGTGAGGCAAATTTAATTTCATATAAATTAGATTATGTTGCAGGTAATTTTATCGGCGATTTTGTTAAATCATTCGTTCATAATGAGTCAGAAACAATTGTAAAAACATCAAATTTAACTGGGCTTTTAGTTGGTAGTTATATTCATTTTGAAGAGATAGGTCATTCAGTTGATTATTATGCTGATGGTGCGAAATATTTAGTAACATATCTTGATAAAGAAAATAGTAATTTTAAAATTGACGGTATTGTTAATCCGGATTTTGATAAAAAAGTGAGATGGTGTTTAGCTAAGGATGATGTAACGCCCAAGGATATATTTAGAATGACAAATGGAACTGCTAACGATAGAGCAGTTATTGCAAAATATTGTATTCAAGATTGTAATTTAGTGCATTATTTGTTTAATAAATCAGACGTTCTTACTGGTTTTATTGAGATGGCAAAAATTTGTAGTGTCCCAATTAATTTTCTTGTTATGAGAGGTCAAGGCATTAAATTAACAAGTTATATAGCAAAAAAATGCAGAGAAAAGAGAACACTCATGCCTGTTATTGAAAAAGGAGGATTAGATGAAGGATACGAAGGTGCTATTGTTTTAGAGCCCAAATGTGATTTATATCTTGATAATCCGGTTGCTTGTAATGATTATGCGTCATTGTATCCTAGTTCAATGATTAGTGAAAATTTATCTCATGATAGTAAAGTATGGACGATGGAATATGATTTAGCAGGGAATCTTATTGAAGAATGGGGGGAAAAAGATGCGGAAGGACGTTTTATTTATGATAATTTGCCCAACTACACTTATGTAGATATTAAATATGATACATATGTATATAAAAGAAAACATCCAAAAGCAGCTGCTGAAAAGGTATTGAACGGATATAAATTATGTAGATTTGCGCAACCGATTGAAGGTGAAGGTGAAGCAATTATGCCTTCAATTTTAAAGGAATTATTAAAAGCAAGAAAAGATACAAGAAAATTGATTCCCCAACAAACAGATGAATTTATGAAAAATGTGTTGGATCAACGTCAGTTGGGTTATAAAGTCACTGCTAACTCACTTTATGGACAATGTGGCGCAAAAACAAGTACATTTTATGAAAAAGATATTGCTGCTTGTACAACTGCTACCGGTCGTAAATTATTAACATATGGAAAACGAATTATAGAAGAATGTTATGGAAATAATATTTGCAGTACCAAAAATTACGGTAATGTTAAAACAAACGCAGAATATATTTATGGAGACACAGATTCTGTATTTTATACATTTAATTTAGAGGATTTGCAAGGTAATAAAATTAGGGGTAAAAAAGCTCTTGAAATTACAATTGAATTAGCCCAACAAGTTGGAGAAATATCAGCAAAATTTTTAAAATCTCCTCATGATTTTGAGTATGAAAAAACATTTATGCCATTTTGTTTATTATCAAAAAAAAGATATGTTGGTATGCTTTATGAAACAGATGTAAATAAATGTAAGCGAAAAGAAATGGGAATTGTATTAAAACGACGTGATAACGCACCAATTGTAAAGGATATTTATGGAGGTATTATTGATATTTTGATGAAAAAACAAGACATTCAAGAAGCGATTGATTTCTTAAAAACTTGTTTACAAAATATTGTGGATGAAAAATATCCAATTGAAAAATTAATTATAACTAAATCTCTACGTTCTGGTTATAAAAATCCACGATCAATCGCACATAAAGTACTTGCCGACAGAATAACAGCTAGAGACCCTGGAAATAAGCCTAGTTCTGGAGATAGAATTCCGTTCGCTTACATATCTACAAAAAATAAAAAAGCTTTACAAGGAGAAAAGATCGAGACGCCAACATTTATTTTAGAAAATAAATTAAAAATAGATTATTCGTTTTATATTACAAATCAAATTATGAAACCTGTACAACAAGTATTTGCTTTAGTATTGGAAAAAATATGGGAAATGAAAAATAAAAAACCAAAAATTAGACAATTTAAAAAAGATATTGAAAAATTGCATAAAGAATATTATGATGATTTAGATAAATTTGAAGATAAATTAGAAACAATAAGATGCAAAGAAATAAAATTATTACTGTTTGATGAATATTTAAGAGAGACAAATAATGAAAAATCTGGAGTTCAGAGTTTGACAAAATTCTTTATTAAAAAATAAAAATATAATTATATTTATATGAAGAGTAGAAGATATAAAAAATTTAAATTTTCGCGTAAAACTAAAAAAGGTGGTATTTTTTTCAGAAATAAATACGTTGTTTCTTCAAGTGAATGTGACCCAAATAAATTAACATCTATAAAGGGTTCTGAATCATTACACGCAAATTATCAAAAATGTTGCCCAAAAGGAATGTTTGGAACAAAAAATTCTTCCCCTTATTGTAAACAACTTGATTTAAATTATCAATCTGCGGTTAAAGAAGAAAATGATGCGAATCAATATCATGGTTTTGAAGACGAAGATGTTGATAAAATGAAGCAATATAATTCTGACTTAAATCCTCCACCCAAAAAATCGTGGTATAAATTTTGGGGAGGAAAAACACGCAAACATTATAAAAAACAATCACGTAGACACAGAAGAAAATAAGTATTTTATTACTAAAATAAATAAAAAATTATTTAATACAATTTTTTATTTTTATAAATTTATTTCATCTTAACACTTAGTAGAAATATTATTAGAGTTAGATGATTTATTTACAGCCCAAGAATTGAACATTTGTTTTACCATAGAACTAATTTCACTTACACTAGTCTCCAAATTCCAAACACGTTCAGTAAGCTTATTTGCTACACTTTCTTCATCAGCAATAGAGTTACTTTCATCCAAATATTCAGAACCATCAGTAGAACAATCATGTGTATTTTCCACGCTTTCTTTGTATTTATTGATATTAAAACCTCTCGCAACATCCCAATTTGAAATAAGTTCTTCTGCTTCTAACTTATATAAAATAGACACAACACTCCTTTGATGTTTTTCCGCAATTTCTTGAACGGTCCATTCTAAAAGTTCATATTCTCTTTGAAGCGATAGCAATTCATTAATGGTCCATTTATTTCCTCTTCTCTTATATGTATTCATGTCTGTAATACTATTATAATATAATTATCTTTATATGGTTTTAGATATAGTATTCTAAAATATTTTAGCCACTATTGTCAAGAGAATTATCTTTATTAATAATCAAAATAGCAGAGCATATCCACGTTCCTAAAATAATCCACATATTATTAATCATACTAGCAGCATTATATACAATCCATCTAAGTCCCTGACAATGTGGTGTAGCTGTCATAAATGGCGACATTATAAAACCAACAATTGTACTAGGAACACATAATTTAACATATAAATGTGATGCAACATAATGCAGTAATATCCATAATATA